TTCACGGCGGCAAATCTGTATGCTTGGTGGATTTACAACACTACAACCCAAGACGGCATCCGCAACTTCTTCGGCGGCATCATTGCGTTGGATACGGCAAACCTTCGGATCAACACCACCGTTGTCAGCATTTTCCTCGACAACAGCACCGCCTTGTTTATCTACCAAACGGACACAATTAGGCTGTTCCGATCAGATAACGTATACCCTGCTAAAACCGTCACAACGGGCGGCGGCGGTATTCAGGTCAATTGGAACAGTAACGTATATGTTGGCACGGCAGATATTGCAACTGCGGTTTTGAACGCAGCGCAGACCACGCCGATTCACTCAGACATCCGCAAGGTCAACAACTATGTGGTTGACGGACAAGGTACTCAAGCCAACCCCTGGGGGCCGGTGTGAGTGGCGCGTTTGGCACTTCATGGGGTTCATCTTGGGCTGACTCATGGGGTGACGGGGCTGCTGCGGGTGTCACAGGCACGCTGGCGGCTGTTGAGACCGGCGCGGATACGTTCGCTGGCGCTGGTGCTGTCATCGTCCAAGGCACTATTGCTGCAACAGAAGCCGGCGATGATGTTTTTGCATCTGCCGGTTTCATTGTTTCCGCTGGCGCAATGGCCGCCACAGAAATCGGCATTGATGCTTTTGCTGGTGCCGGATCGGTTCGCGTTCAAGGATCGCTTTCGGTTGCTGAGATCGGAACGGATTCATTCTCCGCTTCTGGTATTACCGAACGGCTTGGTATACTCGCCGCAACTGAAGCTGGAATTGACACCGCAGCGGCCGGTGGTAAGGTTTTGGTTTCCGGATTCTGCAATGCAACAGAATCGGGAACAGATATATTTTATGCGCTATTTTTTGAAACGTATCCGCTAGCAAGAATCAGTCAAACCTATCCGATTATCGGCTCGCAGACGTACCCGCTTGGCGGGTCTGCACAGCTTTACCCGATCACCGGCTCGCAGTCTTACCCGCTGGTAGGTGTTAAACAAACATATCCACTTGAGGCGGCAGCATGACGCTAATCGTTGAAGACGGCACCGGCCTACCGAATGCTGAAAGCTATGCATCCGTTGCAAGTGCAGATACCAGAATGGCCGCACTTGGCATGACGATCTGGACAAGCCTTGTTACCGAAGAAAAGGAACAAGCTCTGCGCAGGGCCACTGTGTACATGCTTCAAACCTACCGCAGCAGATGGCGTGGCAGGAGAAAGCTCGGAACGCAAGCACTGGACTGGCCGCGAGAAGAAGTAACTCGTGATGATTACGGGATATTCCTCATCTCCGGATATTACTCATATTATCCAGACGACGAAGTACCAGCCGAGGTTGAAGATGCCTGCATTGATCTTGCGCTCAGATCCGCTGCGGGCGACCTGCTGCCCGATCAGTCCCAAGGCGTTGTTCGTGAGAAAGTCGGCCCCTTAGAAGTTGAATACGACCGTTACAGCCCGCAGCGTAAAAAATACAGCGCAATAGACGGGATTCTAAGGCCGTTCCTGAAGGCTGACGGGTCAGGGGTAGTACGGACATGACTTTTGATTATGCGCGCTCACAAGCCACTGCATTGCGCCTTCTGGGCAGTTTCGGGCAGGCAGTGACTCGCAGAACGGTTACAGCGGGTGCGTATGCTCCATCTACTGGAACGGCAACAGTTACGACTGCCGACACCACCAGAACCGGGGCTGTTTTGGATTACAACGACCAGGGCAAGCAAGGCGAGCGGTACATTCGCGGCAATCTGGTGAAAGGCGAGGACAGGCAGTTACTACTGGATGGCACCGGGCCTGCTGAACTTACGGACAGATACGTTATCGGCGGCACCGAATACTCGGTTGTTTCGGTTTCAGAAATAGCCCCTGCCGGAATTATTGTCAGGTTTGATATTCATCTGAGGCGAGCATGAGCTTCACGGCTGATTTGTCTGGATGGTGTCGCAAGACTGCGCCTCAATATGCAGACAGCGTGGTTCGTAAAACGGTAATTGAGATTGGCAGTAGAGCTGTGTTGAGGTCTCCCGTGGGTGATTCGTCCTATTGGCAGCAGCCTGCTCCTGACGGGTATGTGGGCGGTCGATTCCGAGGCAACTGGCAGCATGGATTTGGCTCTGCTCCTACTGGAAATTTGGATGTCATTGATCAATCGGGCGGCACTACCTTGAACAGAATCACAAGCGCAACCATTTCATCCCCGGCGGCAGGGATTACATGGCTAGTCAATAACCTCCCGTATTCAGAGCGGATTGAGAATGGCTGGTCACGGCAGGCACCACAAGGAATTGTTAACCGTATAGAGCTGGAATTCCCGTCTATATTTGAGCAGGCGAAACGATGAGTACCGTTTCAATCCGAGCAGCCCTAGAAACCGCATTGAACGGCTTGAGTCCGGCAATAGCTACTGCGTGGGAGAACGTGCCGTTTACAACGCCGGCAGAATCAGTGGCGTATCAAGTTGTGCATTTGCTATTGGCCGAGCCTGACAATTCAGTTTACGGGGCAGAGCATAGGGAACTGGGGTACATGCAGATTCGGCTGCTTTACCCCCTGAACGCTGGGAGCGCGGCAGCTTTAACCAGGGCAGAACTTATCAGGGATTTATTCCCCAGAGGGGCATCATTTCAGAGCGGGAGCATTTCGGTTATAATCATGAGGACACCGGAGATACTGCCGGCTGCTGTTGATGATGGACGATTTGCAGTCATCGTCCGAGTGCGTTTCTACGCGAATATTTTCCATTAGAGGGCAATTTTATGCCGACGATCGCATCTGGCATTCTTAAGATAAGCAGTTTCAAAAAGCAGTCTGGCATTGGCGTTCCGTCTACGGGTTCTGGCGGCAAAGAAGCTCGCCGAGTTACGTCCGTTTTCAGCGCACCGCGTGAAATGTACGAGAGCGCGGAAATTCAATCTCATCATCAAAGCACTGGCTCTGCTTATGGCTTGTCCAGAGCTGAAGGCACAATAAACGGCGAACTGTCGGCGGCGACCTATGCTGACCTGATGGGTTCGATTGTTGAAAAGACTTTCGCAACTGGCGTAAACAGCACTGCTTTAACGCTGACGTATGGCGGCACAGCTGGGGCATGGACTGTAGCTCGCGCTACTGGTTCATTTCTTACTGACGGATTCAAGATTGGCGATGTTATCCGTGCCTCTGGTGGTAGTGTTACTGCGAACAATACTCGCAATTTCCTGATCACCAACGTGGTGGCGCTTACCATTACGTTTATTGCGCTGGACGCAGCAACTGTCACGGCTGGCAGCTCAACCACTACCACTTTGACCGTCACCGGAAAAAAGACATTCGCGCCGACCACTGGGCATACGAAAGACTATTACACTTTCGAGGAGTTCTATTCCGATCTGACCCGCAGCGAGACCTTCGCAGATTGCAGAGTTGCATCTGTCGCTATTTCGCTTCCGGCGACTGGCAACGCAACCGTGGCGCTTAGCCTGGTTGGTCTGTCACGCACATTGGGCAACGCTCAAGTGTTGACGACTCCGACCCGCACCACGACTCCGATTATGTCGGCAATCAATGGCGTGATTTTGATTAACGGCGCAGTTCAAACCGTTGCAACCGGCATCAATTTCACCATTGAAAACGGCGCAGCAAACGCAGGCGCAGTCATCGGCAGCAATTTCGGCCAAGATGTAACGACTGGCCGCATCCGCGTATCTGGAACTTTCACTGCGCAGTTTGATGCTGTAACGTTGCAGACCCTGTTCGACAACGAAACCGATACCAGCATCACGGTTGCGCTCACTGGTGACAATACCGGCTCTGCTTCGTTCATGGCATTCACGATGCCGCGAGTGAAAATCAGCAGCGATACACCAGACGACGGTGAGCAGGCCATCATGCGCTCGTATTCATTCACTGCTGAGTACAACGCGGCAGGCGGTACAGGTATTGCAACTGAGCAGACTATAATTTCCATTCAGGACTCTGACGCCTGATAACCCTGCACCGGCTCGGCAGTCTGTTACTCGTCGCGGGGTGGCAGGCTGTCGGGTACGGGCTAACCCCGCGAGGATGTACCTATGTTTACTATTGACGATCTTGATGCCGTAAAGGCTTGCTCTACTCCGTTTGAAATTGAATACCGTTTCGGCAACGGCAAAGGTTCTGGCGTTTTCTTTGAAGTGCTCGGCGACGAAGCCGAACCAGTAGCGGTTGAAACCGCCGCACTGATGGCAGCAGAACGTGTACGCGCCGAAGCTGGCGACGGCTACAAAATGGACGCTGCCAAACTGGGAAAGCATATGGCGGCAATTCGAATCTGCGGATGGCGTGGTATCAAAGAAGAATATACCCGCGAGGGCGCAATCAAACTGTGCATGAATAACGTGGCGATTGCCGACCAGGTAATGTCTGCGTCAAAAAACCTGGGAAATTTTATCAAAGCCTGACGGCGGATCTGATCCGTTGGGCTGCATCGGAACAGGTGCTGAGTGAAAAGCAGGACGATGGCCATTCGCTTCGCGTGCATTTGGAGGCGATAGAGCGTAAACAAAAAATGCCGCACGCTCTGTTGTCTGGACGTAAACCGCTGATGCAGAAGGCGCGTTACCTTTGGCACTGGTGGCTGGAAATGAGATCGAACGCCGGCAGCGATTCAGTCACTGCTGCAACCATGCAGGATTGGCAGTGGCTTACCGGCAACAGGTTGAACA